ACTACAAAGAGCGACCTCAATGGGAGTATGAACACCCAGATGAGTGGGCAGCACTTGGACCTTATATAGCGAACGAGAAGGCAAGAGCGTTGCAGTATCCATACTACGCTTACTGGTTCAAGACATACGATTACGGTAAGTGGTATGGTTCAACTCCACCCGATCAAGTCGGTTCTGCACCGGAAGTCTCCGCGGATTATTCCCAGGCAATTAAGGATATGGATGCTTACGTCAATGGGACTGGAGATTGGACAGAGCTCATGACGGTCTTCTTCGGTGCCCAACCAACAGGTGAAATGGCACAAGAGTCTCAACCATAAGACCACTTGTGTTTCAGAACGAATCCAATTATAATAGGAACAGAAAGGAACCACAACATGACAGATCAATCGAACCAGACTCAAGATCCCCCGACGGGGTCAGGGCAAGGCGGTTCGGCTCCAGATCCAGTTAAGTTACAAAAGGATTTGGAGGCGCTTCAAGCATCTCTGGCTAAGAAAGATGCTGAAGCAAAGGCACATCAAGCTCGTGCGGATCGCCTTGAAGACCAGCGAAGGCGTGACCTTACCCAAAGGGTTGCCCAGCCAGCTGGGCGTGTGCCCCCAGGGGCTGCTACGGCTCGCGCAAGGTCGGTGAACCCACCGTCAGGACAGCAGTTGGAGAACGAGCAACAATTAGAGGCTCAAACAGAGCTAACTCAAATGGCAGATAAGAACGCCAAAGAGCTAGCTTTGCTAAAGGCAGCGATAGCCCGAGGACTCTCACCTGAAGAAGTCGAAGGCATCGAATTCGAATCTCAGAGGGAGCTTGATACTCAGCTCGACCTGAGACAACAACGTAAGGAAATCGAAGAGCTCAAGAAGTCATTCGAGACGGTTGGTGAGGGCAGGAGTGGCCCTTCAGATCCACGAATAGACACCGGCGGACCGACCGGAGATGCAGCTACCAAACGGGCTTCTAAGGTACAGGGGTTTAGAACCAAGGCCAAGGAGCTCAAGGCGAATCGCTTTCACAGGGAAGCAGTATGGTTAGCTCTCAGGGCGGCACATGCCGACCCCGAGAAGTATATGCCATTGCGCCCTGGGGAGAATGATGAAGACTAGTCGATGAGGTACTAAATGGCTGCAACAATTACTCGTGGTACAATCTCGACTGTCACCGACACTACCAATATTAAGGTAGACATCTCTGAGGCGATTGACTTCCTCTCACCGTATGACACTCCTTTCCTTGATCTGGTGGGTAGAGATTCCCTCTCTAACCCATGCACCCAGGTCACCCATGAGTGGTTAGAAGATGAGTTAGGCGGTCGCGCTGGTACACTGCTCTCGGCTTACGTAGCGGGTTCCGGTACCATGGTTCTCGCCTCTGGGGAAGGTAAGTACCTTTACCCGGATGATCTCATCTTAGTTGGTAACGTCGTGTATCGCGTAACAAATGGTCCGCCCACTTCGGATACCCTCACGGTAACTGTAGTGCAAGGAACAGATGTTGCTGCCGCAGCTGCAACTGTGTGGACGAAGGTTGCCCATGCAGCGCAGGAGGGTGGCTCTGCGCGAAATGACGGTTCGAAGACCACCATCGTGAAGCCTTATAACTACACTCAGATCCTGAAAGACTGGGTGATTGTTACTGGTACGATGGAAGTCATTGACCGGTACGGGTACGCGAATGAGCGTTCCTATCAAGAGGAGAAAGTCCTCAAGAAACTGGCCATTGACTTAGAACACAACTTAATTTACGGCGGGCGTTCCTACGAAGCAGGACCGCCTCGTCGTTCTTCAATGGGTGGTTTGTTAGAGTATGTGCTGATCCCCGGTATTGCCAATAGTTGGAGTACCGTGCTGAACAACGCTTCAGCCGCTCTACCCGAAACTACCCTGAACAATGTGCTCCAGGAAATGTGGGAGGCCGGTGGTAACCCTGACTTCGTTATGGTGAACGGGACCAACAAACGGCGCTTCACTGACTGGGCATCACCCCGCATCCGTACCGCCCAAGGCGATCGCCAGGCTGGTGCAGCGATCTACACCTATGAATCCGACTTCGGAGTTATCGATATCCTTCTGAACCGCTGGTTGAGGGCTTCAGATGTTGTTCTCGGTTCCCGAGGGTCCATTGGTATTG